GCGCCAGTACGCGGCCGAGGCATTCTGGGCGTCCTCGGCGTCGAGCCACTGCCCGATCCGCTGCCGTTGCGCCCTAGCCGCGGTGGCGGCGGTGTTGGACTGCGCTACGGCGGCCCTCGGGGTGATCGTGGTGGCCGCCGGCGCCACCCGGGCAGGCCGGGCGGGGATCGGTTCGCTGTCGCCCAAGTTGTTGCGGATCCAGTCGCGGGCCGACGCCCGCAAATCTTCGCGCTGCCTGTCAGACAGGGCCGCCACCCGGGCCGAGGGGCGGTACTCCTCCACCTCAACCTCGTCGCCGCCCCACGCCGGCCGGGCCGTGCAGTAACAATGCGCGTGACAGGCGAACCTGGCCGTTGATTCGCGGAACAACTTGCCGGTCCCGGCCACCATCCGGCAGAAGTCGCAGCCGTCCGGCTTCACGATCCGAACCCAGCCGCCCGCCCGGGGGTCAGCGACCGCCGAATCGGTGACTGTTTTGTTGCCGACGTTCACGAGCCGCTCCTGCAGCCCGGCCTCGGCCCGGGCTTGGGCGGCGGCCACGTCGGGCACAGCGGCCCGCAGCGGCTCGGTGGCCCACCCGGCCAGCGAGTAGGCACCCAGGTCGCCCAGCGGGGCCACGATCGCCTCGAAACGGCCACCCACACCCGCCCGGGTGCGCTCGTTGTCGTACCAGTTCGCGGCGACGGCGGCCGAGGCCGTCGCGTAGGTGTCCACCGTCGCCGGCAGCACCTCAGTCAGCGCCACTTCCAGCTCGGTCGGTGGTAGCACCCACAGCGGCCCCAGCTCGGCGACCGCCAGGCCGGTGACCGCGTTAAGTTGCGGCGCCAGGGGTGGCATTAGCGGCCGGATTGAATGCGGGGGCGGCCGGGGCGCGCTGCGCCAACGTCGCCAGCACCGAGGCACCCACGGCGCGGCGCTTCTCCGACATCGCCCGGGTCACCTGCTGCTCGGTCAGGCCGAGCAGCTCCAGGCCCACCGTGGTGTCGGCCAGCCACGGCACCGCCGTGAGTTGCTTCATGCCGGCGTCGGCCTGCGCCGCCCTCGACAGGTACATCGGGGAGCGCCACTTGGTGTCGATCGACGCCCACTGCTCGGGCACCGAGCGTTCGCCGTTCTGGATTGCCAACGCCCGCACCATCAAACGGCGCAGCGGCGGCGACCAGTCATCGGTCGCGCCCTCGGCCTCGGCGATCAGATCCTCCCGGCTGGCAATGTAGGAGTCCGCCGACGTTGGGTTCGACATATCCGACACACCGAGGGAGGTCAGCGGGATGTTCGTTTCACCAGAGAACAGTTGCGCCTGCTGCTTCAACGCCTCGATGTGCGGTGTTGGGCTCGCGGCGGCAAACTGTTTCACCTCGGCTCGGGCCAACGCCGGGTCGGCCTCGTCGTCGTCGGGAATGCCCTTAATGCGGGCCATCATGGTCTGCCACACCGGCTTAACCTCACCGTCGGCGCCCCTAAACACCTTCTCATCCGCGCCCAGCATCCACATCTCCGGAAAGCTGTAAACGTCCATATGGCCCTCCATGCGGACCACCGTTCGCAACGCCATATCGTGCAAAGACATCACCGTCGGTGTGATCCTCGAGGATCCCCACGGCCGCCCGATCCGCGGCTTATAAATCAAAGCCTCGGCCGGCACGCCCCACGGATGCGTCATCCGATCCACCTGCCAGCCACCATCATTCACCGCGATGACCGTTTCCCCGTCGAGGTACAGGGCCAGCCCGGTCGGGGTGCCGTCGATGGCCCGGTCGGTGATCGACAGCAGGTTCTCGAGGCGGTGCGTGCGCGGGTTCAGATCCCCAGTCGCCGACAGTGCGTCCTTAAAATGCACCAGTGAGTTGGGTTCGCCGTCGGCGCCCTCGGAGTTGATGCCGAACACCGGGCCGTGCAGCAGCGACGAAACCAGGGCCGCCGACACCTCCGACATCAGATAGTTGCCGTCGACCACCTCGGCGAAACCGAGCGAGTTGATGTCGCCGTCGGGCCACACGAACCCGTCGAGGTTGGTTCTGCGGGCCAAAATGTCCACGGCTTTCGCGGACCAGCCGAGCACCAGGCCGAGCCGGTAGTACTGCGGCGGGATCACCGTGGAGATTTGGCGGATGGCGCGTTTGCCGTCGTAGTAGGCGGCGCGCAGCAAGTTCTGCGGGGTGCGCTGGTGTAGTTCGCCGAGCAGCCGGTTCACGAGGCGGCCCTCGTCGTCGGACAGCCCGGGTATGCGGATCTGCCACGTCGCGTCGCCCGGCGCCAACGATTCCGGCGGTGCCAGGTAGGGGGGGATACTCACAGCAGCACGCCCCTCCTTTTGTTTGAGTTAGTGCGGTCACCGGATCCCCGGCGGCCAGTCGATGCGGCGGACAGCAACGCCAGGGTGGCGGCTACCAGCGGGTGGATAGACACGGTGGCGTCGCGGCGGTCCCAGCCCCAACCGCCCGCATCGCCGATCGGGCGTTTACGGGCGCCGTTGACGGCCTCGGCGAGCTGGGCCTGACCGGAATGGGACAGGGTGCCGGCGGTGGCCCGGGTCTCGAACATGCCGCAGCCCTTAGTCATATCGCGGGCCGTCGACCGGCGGACCTTCACCCGCCGCGACACCAGCTCGGGGATCATCTGCGACGCCGGCGACAGGTCGTCGATGACCACCTCGGTGCGGCGCTTCGCCGCAGCCGTCACCCAATCCAGGGCGGCGGCCACCTCATGCCCGGCCCACACCTCCTCGACGTGGATCGTGCCGTCGAGCACCCAGGCGGCGGCCACCGAGATCAGCAGGCCGTGCGACATATCCACACCCAACGCCGCCGGGGCCGTACCCGGGGCGGGGCCGTCACCGGCCAACGCACGCCACTCCGAGGGCTTCATTATCGGGATGTGGCGGGCCACCTCGGGCCAGGTGCCCAACCGTTCCAGGCGGAACTGTTCTTCGGACATGCTGGCTAGCTCGGTGGCGATGGCCTCGTGGCCGATCCTCGTGCCGTAGGCCGGGTTAGCGGCCGCCCACGTTTCCGGGTCGTCGATCGGATCCTCAGGATCGGCGGACCACTCGATATAGGCGATGCGCGGTTCTTTGCCCTCGAGGCCGAGGGTTCGCAGCCGCTCGAACACTTCGCCGTCATCGTTCTCGGTCGGCGGGGTGCCCAGCAGCCACGCTTGCGGGTTCGGGCGGGCCGACATCGTCGGCAAGATCGCCGACCAGGCCGCCGCACCCAAAATCTGGGCCTCGTCCAACAACAAACAGTCGCAGGAGAACCCGCGACCCGAGCCGGTTGAGCGAGCCTTGAACCGGATTGTCTGCCCGGACGTGAACCGGATGTACTCGCGATTCACCGCACGCATAACGCTTTCGACGCGCCGCTCCAGGGCGGGGTACTGCTCGATCAGATCAAGGATGCGGGAGAACACTTCCCGGGCCGTGTCCTGCTGATGGGCACTGACGATGATCGTCTGCTCATCGAACAACAACACCCCGGCCAACGCCCGAGCCACGATGATCTCGGACTTCCCGTTCTGCCTCGGGGCACTGACCGCTATCTGGCGGGCAGCCCACGTTCCATCAGAACGCTCACCCATCGCCGCCTGAAGAACGTTCTCCTGCCACGGATCCAAACTCAACCCGAACCCGGCAGCGAGATCCGAAACGTCCTCCCAGGAATTAACCCGAACGTTTGGGGCGTGCCGAACCCTTGGCGGGGCCTGCACGCCGAGAAGCACGCCGCGCCGAGATTTCGTCAACGGTGTCGCCCTTATATTCGATGGTCTGGAACGCCGGGTCGGCGAACAGCCGTGCCTGCTGGTCGAGCAGCTTGCGGCAGATCTCCGCGGACTTGTGATCCCCCCGCAGCGCCGGCGGCCAGTGCGCTTTGAACAACGCCTCGGCGCGTTCCTGAAAAACCGCCCTGAAGTTGTCCATCAGCACTCCGCGCCGGTCCCCGGTGTGCAGCATTTCGGCGCACACAATGTCGTGGACGTCCTGCGAAGACTCCAGCTCCACCGCGGCGGCGATCTGCGGGTAGGTTGCGCCCGCCAAGAACAGTTGCAGAACCCTTTGCCGGGTTTCCTCGTTCACACCGCGACCTCTAGAGCCGCGGCGATCCGCTCGGCCACATGCAGACGCAGGTTCGAGTTCACCAACCGGGCGCCGCAGGAGCACGTCCAGGGCGAGGACGAGTAGCGGTGCTCATCGAGTAGCTCCACTATCGCCTCCACGGTCACTCTTCGGTCTCCACGAAGGAAACCTGCTCACCCTCACAAACCGGGACGACCCCTGTGTGGCGCTGAAAGCGGGTCAGGATCACGTCGGCGTACCTCGGGTCCAATTCGACGCAGAAAGCGCGGCAGCCGCGGTCGTGGGCGGCAATAAGGGTCGAACCTGAACCGCCGAACGGCTCAAAAACAATTCCGCCTGCGGGCAGGGAGTTGCTCAGCATCGCGTCGATCAGCGCGACCGGCTTCATCGTCGGATGATCGGCATTACGCGCAGGGCGCGGAAACTCAAACACCGTTGTCTGAGAGTTGTCGCCATACCAACGCTCCCCGCCACGCCCCAAGCGGCC